TGGACTGCTGGTTCGATGAGCACGACACTTGGACCGTTACCACCCAGCCGTCATCGTTGGCGCACTACGCCATGTGGCCCGCCAAGCTGGCCGAGCGGCTGATCCTGTCCATGTGCCCCGCCGAGGTGTGCGTGCAGTGCGGAGAGCCGCGCCGACGGATGGAGGGCCAACCGACATATCTGGATGCCTCCGGAAAGCCGGTCATCGGCCGGTCGTGGCCCTCCGCAATGGCGACCCGAGGCGCGCATTCCGCAAAGACGGACGCCAACGTGACCCGCACGACCCGCACGACCCGCACGACCGGCTGGTCCGATTGCGGATGCGGCGCAGGCTTCACCCCCGGCACCGTGCTCGACCCGTTCGCGGGCACGGGAACGACGCTGGCGGTAGCCGACCTCCACGGACGCGACGCCATCGGCATCGACATCGACGCCCGCAACGAGGCGCTGTACCCGGCACGCCGCGCCGAGGTTGCCCGCAACCTGTTCGGCAGCAAGCGCGAGATCGTTGGCCAGATCGACCTGTTCAGCGGAAGTGCCATCGCATGACCGCCTACGAGTGCAACGACTGCCACCACCAGTGGACCCAGGGCGACGAGCCCGAGGTCGACCTGATCGAGGCCGAGGACTGGGGCCGCATCCCCCTCGCCGAACTGGCGGCCAAGATCCGCAGCGGCGAATACCAGCCGATCACGCCCGAGATCCTCGCCGTCGCCGGCGCCCTGCCCCTGTTCTACCGCTCCCGCATCAACAGCCTGTTCGGCGAATCGGGCGGCGGCAAGACCTGGGTGGCGCTCGCCGCCCTCGCCGAAGTCGTCGCCAACGGCGGCGAGGCGGCCATGATCGACTACGAGGACAACCCCGCAGGCATCGCCGAGCGGCTCGTGCTGATGGGGCTCAGCGACGACGAGATCGCCCGCGTCGACTACCGCAACCCCACCGGGGGCGACCTGCTCACCGGCCTGGCCCAGATGACGGGCGCCTACGACCTGGTCGTGATCGACTCCACCGGCGAAGCGATGGCGGCCGGCGCCGTGGACTCCAACAGCGACCGGGAGGTGGCGCAATGGTTCGCCCTCGTCAAGCACTTCGCCCGGCTGCCCAGCGAGCCCGCCGTCGTCATCCTCGACCACGTGCCCAAGGACAAGGAAGCACCCACCAGCTACGCCATCGGCTCCCAGCGCAAGCGCGCCGCCGTCACCGGCGCCGCCTACCGCGTCGACACGCTGAAGGAGCCCGCCAAAGGCCGCAACGGCAAGCTCAAGCTGACCGTCGCCAAGGATCGGCCAGGAAACCGCCCCAAGGGCGCCGTGGCGGCCGAGGTGGACGTGCTCGGCACCGACGGGCCGGGAAAGGTCGCGCTGCACCTCAGCGACGCACAGGCGGCAGCCGAAGCGGGCGTGCCGTTCCGGCCCACAGTGCTGATGGAGCGGGTCTCGCGCTACCTCGAATCGGTGCCCGGCGCATCGGCCCGGGAGATCGAAAAGATGGTCGTCGGCAAGGGCACCGGCATCCGTACGGCCATCGAGATTCTGGCCGCCGAGGAGTGGATCAAGGTCGGCCAGCACGGCTACGAGAGCGTGACCGCCTACCGAGAGCCTGTGGATATCTCAGGGCGCGTCCCCGCGTCCCCAGCGCGTCCCAGCGCGTCCCAGGACGCGGCAGAAAGGGGCGCGTCCCCGCGTCCCGTGCATACATAAGCACGGGACGCGGGACGCGCCCACTGGGGGGTAACGACACAGTTCAGGCCACAGGGTGCGTCCCTGTGGATAACTACCAAGATTCGATGGAGATGCCATGACCGAACACCTCGACGCCGAGAGCCTCGTCTCGGCCATGTCGCCGATGAGCAAGCGCGCCGTCGCCCGCTCGCTCGGCATCGACCCCGCCGTGCTCTGCCGGCCACTCACGGCCAGCCAGGCGGACCGCTACGCCACGAAGCTGGGCCTGCACCCCGTCGAGGTCTGGGGCGTGGCGTGGAGTCGCCCGCAGCGCCGTCAGCGGGCACGTTCGGTCAACGGGTCGTTGCAACCATGAGCAACGAGATGCAACCGATGCAACCGCAACCGCAACCCCAGATGCGATACAGCACCGCCGAGCGAGACGAGGCCCTGCGCCTGCTCGCCGAAGTGGGCAAGGCCGAGGCATCACGGCAGACCGGCATCCCGGCCGGCACCATCGCCAGCTGGGGCCACCGCCACGGCGTGAGCGCGCCCGTGTTCAGCGAGCAGCGGCAGGCGAACATCAACTCGGCCCAGCAGACCATGGCCGAGAGCAAGGCCAAGCTGGCCGGCGACCTGCGCTCCCTGGCCGCCAAGGCTGTGGCGAAGCTCGCCGAGAAGATCGAAGCCGACGAGGTGAGCGCCCGCGACCTCGTGAGCGCCCTCACGGCCGCCGTCGACCGCCTGCAGCTGCTCACGGGCGAAGCGACCGCCCGCATCGAGCAGACGGGCATAGAGCCGGCCCAGCGGTCGCATCTGGTCAGTGTCGTGGACCAGCTGGCAGCGCGGCGGGTGGCGTGATGCCGCGGCGCAACACCAGCGGGCACTACCGCCCGGGTCGCGGCCTGTCGTCGAGGGCAAGGGCGATGCGTGGCGAGGTCGGCCGCAAGGTGCCCCGCGTCATGGCCGTGGATGCCGTGGTCTGCCCGCACGGCAAGACGGGCTTCACGAAGGCGGCGGCCGAGGAGCGGCTGGCGCGCTACTCGACGCAGGAGAGCAACCGCGAGCGCCGCCCTGTGCGGGTCTACGAGTGCCCGCACTGCGGTCACTGGCACCTGACGAGCCGACCCGAGACGAGGGCGGCGTGAGCGAGATGACACCACCCCGACGCTGCCCGCAGTGTGGGGAGCCCGAGCGCCACGCGCCGACGTGCATCCCGCCCGATCCCGGCATGCCTGAGAGCGGGCCGACGTGGTTCGACTGGGCGACCGTCGGCGGCTTGATTGCGACTGTCACTGCCGTCATCGTCGTGTTCGCCTCGCGATGACCACGCTCGACGACCTGACCGACGCCGAGCTCGAAGAGGCCGCCGTACGCGCTGCCGCCGAGTGGCACCCCGAGACCTGGCTCACCCGCGTGCTCCCGGCCTACGTGCAGGCCCGCGGCAACGAGACGCCCGACGAGGCCGAGGCGCTGTTCGCCCCGCACCACCGGGCGTTCTGGGCGTGGGCGTGGCCGATCCTGGCCGGCGACCGCCCCGACACGTTCGTGGGCATCTGGGGCCGCGGTGAAGCGAAGTCAACCACCGCCGAGGCCGCCGTCGTCGCCTTCGGTGCACGGCGCCGGCGCCGCTACGTGCTCTACGTGTGCAACACGCAGGACCAGGCCGACGACCACGTGGGCAACATCGCCGGCATGCTCGAATCGTCCGGCGTCGCCCGCTGGTACCCCGAGATGTCCGACCGCCTGGTGGGCAAGTTCGGCAACTCCAAGGGCTGGCGGCGCAACCGGCTGCGCACCTCCACCGGCTTCACCGTCGACGCCCTCGGTCTCGACACCGCGGCGCGTGGCGTGAAGCTGGATGAGCAGCGGCCCGACCTGCTGGTGGTCGACGACATCGACGCCCACGACGACAGCCCGCGTGCCGTGCAGCGCAAGATCGACGCACTGACGAAGAAGCTACTGCCCGCGGGCTCGCCCGACATGGCCGTGTTGTGCATTCAGAACCTCGTGCACCGTGACGGCGTGTTCGCCCGCCTCGCCGATGGCCGCGCCCAGTTCCTCGCCCGCCGCATCGTCTCGGGCCCGGTGCCCGCCGTCGAGGGCCTGGTCACCCGCCACGAGGTGGGCGCCGACGGCAAGGGCCGTGACGTGATCGTGGCCGGCGTGCCGACGTGGCCGGTGCAGTCGATGGAGCGACTGCAGCAGAAGATCGACGACTGGGGCCTGCCGTCATTCCTGTCCGAGGCCCAGCACGACGTGCACGCCCGCGACGGCGCACTGTGGGTGCCGGGCCAGCTTGCCCATGTGCGCCGCTGTGTGGCCGATACGCCCGACCTGTCGACCATCGTGGTATCCATCGACCCGTCGGGCGGCAGCGGCCCTGACAACGACGCTCAGGGCATCATCACCGCCGGGCGTGAGGGCACGGGCCGAGCCTGGGTGCTCGCCGACGACACTGTGACGCTGCCCCCACGTGGCTGGGGCGATGCCGCGGTGGAGGCGTACCTGCGCTGGGAGGCCGATGCGTTCGTGTGTGAGACCAACTACGGCGGCGACATGGTCGTCGAGGTCGTCACCGGCGCGATCGAGCGGGCCATCGGGCCGATCGCCTCCACGTCGTCACGTTCGACGCCGAACGGGCGCACTGTCACGGTGCTGCCGCGGGGTTTCCGGCCTGTCGAGTTTCACCTCGTGACCGCCTCGCGGGGCAAGCGGGTGCGCGCCGAGCCGGTGGCGGCGCTGTACGGGCGGCCGGACGATCCCGAGACGTGGTCAACAGCGCAAGTGCAACATGCGGGGGAGTTCACGGCCCTGGAGGACGAGATGACCACATGGCGTGCCGATGCGGCATGGTCCCCGAACCGCATGGACGCCCTGGTGTGGGCGCTGACCGATCTGTGCGTGGACCAGGCGAAGCGTGGCCGCCGTCGTGGCATCGTCGAAGTGAGCGCTGCGTGACCTCAGCCATCGTGGTGCGCGACAAGCGCCGGGAACTGCGCGACCCGAGGGCGGCGACCACCGCCGTCACCTACCAGTCGCCGACACAGCCCCAGATCGAGCCGTGGGACGCCGAGCAGGCGTGGCGCCTCGGCGTCCTGGCCAACGTCATCGCCTACCGCTGCGTGCAGCTGCGCGCCAACGCCATGGCGTCCGTGCCGCTCGTGGCAGGCCGGCGCATGGGCGACGCCTCCTCGATCAACGAGAAGGCCCCGATCGCCCGCCTGCTCGGCCCGCCGCCCGGTGGCCCGGCACCCAAGCTGTCGGCCACGAAGCTGTTCCGCTGGACGCACGCCCAGAAGATCGTCACCGGCCGCCGTGCCTGGGAGATCGAGACCGACGACCGCGGTGTGCCGGTGGCGTTCTGGCCGCTCGCCGCGTCCAGCCTGCGTGCCCACCCGTCGCGCTCTGGCTCGGACTGGTTCCGCCTGTTCGAGTATGGCCCGCACTACGAGCCGGTGAAGCTGCGCCCCGAGGACGTGTTCTACGGCTGGGAACCGTCGGGCACCAACTTCCGCGAGGCCGCCAGCGAGCTGCAGGCGGCCCGCTACGACCTGTCGATGGTGCAGCTGTCCGACCGCTACAGCCTCGGCTTCCTGCGCAACAATGCCGTCCCGGCTGCGATCATCACCACCACCCAGTTCCCGAGCGACGCGGCGCGGCGAAAGTTCATCCAGAACTGGTCGAGCGACTACCAGGGGCCCGACAACGCCGGGCGCGTGGCGCTCAACGAGGTCAGCGACGACGGCGAAGGCCCGGTGGCCGACTCGATCGACGTGAAGGTGCTCGGCCTGTCGACCAAGGACGCCCGTCTCGTCGAGCAGCGGCGCGACCTGATGACCGAGATCGCGATCGCGCTGGGCACCCCGTGGTCGAAGCTCGACGCTTCCGGCCGCACATTCAGCAACGCCGACGCCGAGGATCGCGACTGGTGGGAGAACACAAACCTTCCCGACCTGGTCGACCTGCAGGATGACATCAACATGCAGCTGGCCCCGCGCCTGGGCGATGACGTGGTCTGGTTCGATCTACGCAACGTGCGCGCGTTGCGCCGGCAGATGTTCGCCCCGTTGGCCGGCAGCGACCTGCCCGCCCTGCTCGATCGTGGCGTCATCATGCCCAACGAGGTGCGCGGTGAGATCGGCGCCGAGAAGCTGCCGGACGGCGACATGCCGATCGTGCCGCTGGCGACTCAGCAGGCTGCCCCGGTGGCGCGTGCGCTGGAGCACATCGAGGCCCGCATGGTGGCCATCGAGGCGCGATCGGCCGAAACGCCGGAAAATATGCCACGAAATATGCCAGAGCCCGTGCACGAGGATCGCGCCGCCGACCCCGAACTGGTCGAGCAGCGCCGTACCCGCATCTGGCAGGCATCCAACGCCGTCGTCACCGGCCTGGAATCGCGCTGGCAGCGCTCGTGGCGGCGACTGTTCGCCCGCCAGGAGGCCGCCACGATGGACCGCCTGACCGGCAAGCGTGGCCGCCAGGCGTTCGCCAAGCGCGACGCCGCCTCCCCGATCGACGCCGAGAGCGTGTTCACCCGCGAGTTCTGGGCAGCCGAGGCCCGCCAGCTGGCCCTCGACCTGTACGAGGAGACCGTCGGCGCCGGCACCGCCCGCCTGTCGCACAGCTTCGGCGTGTCGTTCGACCTGAATGCCCGCTGGGTGCAGGACTTCATCGAGGCGCGGGCCAACAAGCTCGCCGGGCAGGTCACCGACACCACCTACGAAGCCATCCAGCAGGCGATGGTCGAGGGCGTGAAGGCCGGCGAGGGCATCGACGAGATCGCCACCCGCATCTCGGCCGTGTTCGCCGAGGCGTCGACCACCCGCGCCACGGTGATCGCCCGCACCGAGGTCATCTCGGCCTACAACGGCGCCGCCGTGCTGGGTGCGGCGCAGATGCCCGCCGATGTCGTGGCCGCCCAGGAGTGGATCGC